GTAAATTATATGCTGGTATTAAAGGTATTAAATACTTAGAATCAGGCGTGTTCCCATGGAATTATTCTGAGGGTTTTCCTCAAGTATTAACAAAGAACTTTTTGTTATCTGACAAATTTGCAGATATTACAAATGAAATATGGCATACAATGATGGTAACTGTGCATAAAGAAGTAATGACTAAATTTGGAAAAATGTTAAATTGTGAATCAACAAAATTGTGTGTAGATATATTTACATCAATGAATTATGAGTTAGTTTTGATGAATAAGGAATTATTCTCAGGTTATTTACCCAATAATACATTTGTATATAAATATTTAGATGGTTATTTAAATGATATATATGAACAAGACGATATATTGGATATTCAAGAGTATATAGATAATGCAGTAATAATATCGTTTGGAAGTTTAGCAAGTGATAAATTAGCAAAGTTAGTAGGGAATTTGATTACAGATGTAGTAAGCATGAATATGACTGTTATTGTGATTACAGGTGCCTTTCAGAGAAATAATTTGTTAGGAAACATTAAATTTGAAATAGATGGGAACATGGAAAATTTAGAAGATTACCATGATGAAAGGGTGATTCAATTATATAGTACAAATTTATCAAAATTAATATCTGATGCTAGAATGTATATTTGCCATCCTAGTGCAGGAAATGTAAATATGATATTAAAAAAGAAAGTAGTGAGTTGTGTTAAACCATTATTTACTGATCAATTTTTTTATTGTGACAAGTTGATACATAGCAATTTAGCTTTTTCATTAGACGCTATTAGTTCTATAGCTGACATTACAATTGACAAATACAATGAAATCCAACATAATATAAATAATTTTACTCAATTAAATATAGAAGAAATAGATGTAATAGATTGCATAGAAAATTTGCCGATGAAACCAGATATAAATTTAAGAAAAAATTTAAAATTTATTGAAAATGAATCACCTATTAAATTATTGGATGCAAAACAGGTGGTAATTCATAAAAGGGAAAAAGCTGTGACCAGAAATAATTTAACAGGATTAAGAAATTACATCCAAGTAAGTGGAATGCCGTCAATTTATCCACTGAATTTGTATAATCCAACATTAATGCCAGGTTTATACACCTGTATGAAATTAACTACTACTATAAAATACAACCCTATAAATGAAGGTACATGCGTTATGGATTGCGTAAATGAATTTTGCAGATTAGAAGGTATAACTTATAATAAAGCAAATTTAACAAGTTATTTGAGGAAGAAAACATATTTATTAATGGAAGATTTGGTATTAATTGGGAAATTATTGGAAATTAATTTGTTATTAGTTACCTCCACAAATACAATGCTATTTGTAAATAATACTAACGCGAGTATCATGGAATGTGAAATAATAGAAAGAACAATAATAAATCATTGTGCATTAGTAAATATAGATAGGTCAAATTACGTTCTGATGAAAGAGTGTGAAGTAATTGTTAACAATGTGACTATGGAATTAGATGAACAAGTAGATTTGATGAATAACAAGTATTTAAGATTGATAGCTAATGATTTAATTAAATTGGATATGGATCAAGATAAATTTAAAAAAATAATAAAACAAATGTTAAATTATATTAAACCAGATGAAGATGACCTGAAGTTAATAACAAATAAACCATATACTGAAATACATGCAAGATTAACAACTGAGAAGTTGCATAAGATAATACCAACCATGATGACAACTTATGTATTACTTGACTTGGAGAATTGTGATGAAGGTTATAAAGTCTTATCATCAAATGTGAAATTAATACCTATGACATTAGTATCGGTGGTTACAACTAAAGGGTTTGTGATGGGGATAGTGCTTGTTGATAAATATAATCAATACTGGATTTATAATGGTAACAAAGTGCAAAACAGTTTAAATATTGTCATATTATTAAGATTACAACTAACAGATATTGGAAAAAAGAAGATTAAGCAATTATATAAAACTATAGAGTCAAATGTATGTTTCAATGTAGAAACAAAAAATGAGATGGAATTAATACAACCTGGTAGTTACACAATTTATAATGAAGAACAGAAATTGACTAGTGTTATAATAACAAATTGGGATCACAGGAAACATCATATGAAAGATGACCTAGCTAGATTGAGGTTATTAAAAGATGTAGTTATATCATTACATCCAATTACTAGTGATTATTTTGATGAATTGACTGCAGATTACAGCATTTATAGATTAACAATGAAAAATGGAATTTATTATGATGTTATAGAGACAACCAATGAGCCAATTAGGAAAATGCCAGAATTTGAGATAATTGAAGAGGATAGTAATAGTATTACAATTACTCATAAAGACATTAACACAACTAGATGGTATAGGAAAATATTAAGTAAAATAACAGAAATTAAATATGAGGTTCAATATATTAGTTTAAATTTGATTAAAGATGAAATTTATACATTAACTGACCAGGACATGATAAATTTGTTGCAAATAGATGAAAGTGAATTAATTCTGTTAAAAGATTGGAAGAATGATAAAAATCAATTTATTATTAAACAGATTGATTTTTCTGCTAGATTAATCGAATTTAAGACATCTAATATTAAAATTGTCAATTCTAATAGGATATCAAGTTTAAAACTATGCAAGGACATCGTAAATTGCCACTTGAAAGGGGCTGGTGATCAAATTACGTGGTTTGATGAAGATGTAAATAGGAAAGCAATTACGTCAGATAATAAGTTAGGTTTGATAGTTGACACTGAACCAAAAGAGAATGTACATTATGATGACGAAGTTAATCCTTTGATATTAACAAAACTGATGCCTATACAACCTTCTATGTTAAAACCTGAAAAACCTGTAATATATGAAACCAAAGAGTTCATGCCATTAATTGAATATTGGGATATTAATACATACAATGTTCTAGATAGATGCGAAGAATTTGTAGATAATCTAACCATTGATATGTTTGAAAATAAAGACTTAACCGACTGGAACATTAAGTATGCACCAAGAAACAAAGTGATACTTTGTAGTAAAGAAATAATGACAGGTTATAGAACTGTGAAGAAGACGTTTATGACGAAATATCCAGTTCACTCTAGACCAGTTATTACAAAAGCTATTAACACAGAATTTAATGCAATATCCTTAAGGCTAGGATCAATGTTGAATCTTTCTAAATACAAGCTAAATTTAGATTATGAATTGGAAGTATTTAAAAATGCATATTTTATTGAAAATTGTGAGTTAAGATTGAATCATTATAAGTCAAATCCGATAACTTATAACACTGAAAGTATTAAAAATTGGTTAAATGAGAGAAAGGATAAAACTAAAGTAGTCAAAGAGTTAATTAAAATATTTGAAGAAGGATTTGAATTGAATCAATTAAATAAACTTAAAGTGCATTGTAAATTGGAGTCTTTGTTGAAAGAATCTCCTATTAAATCTATGAAGCAATCACAAGCAAGATTGATAGTCTGGCAATTGAAAGGAATTTGTGCGGTATTTTCTCCAATATTTAAAGAAGCAAAAAATAGATTAAAAGAAATGCTTAGAAAAGAAATATTGTATACTGATGGGTATTTACCAAAAGAATTATCTGCTAGGTTGGGTTTATGTAAAGGGAAATTATTTTTAGAGGACGACTTAACAAAACAAGATAGACAAACAAATGACCAGATGTTAGATTTTGAATTTGTAATATATAGAGAATTAGGTGTTGACACCCAAGTTTTATCGTGTTGGAGATCAGTTCATAAATTTTGGAGATACAGAGGTGGTTATACATCAGGGAAATTAGATATGATGAGATTGACTGGCCAAGCAACAACAGCTATTGGAAATGCAATTATAAATCTATTAGTCCATGCTAGATTCGTTAAAAATAATAGAAATTCAATAAATTTAATGATGATATTGGGGGATGATAATTTAATAAATATTGATAAAAAATTAGATATTAGTTTATTAAGAAAAAACACAGAACAGTTGTATAATATGCAGAGTAAACCACATCAGAATAGTTACGGTTCATTTTGTAGCATGATTGCTTATAATGAATCAGGGAATTGTGGAATGGGACCAGATTTTGTGAGAATGAAGAGAAGATATGAAGTAACAAATGGTGTTCATGAAGTCAATGACACACTTTTAGAAAACAGGAGTTTAAATTATTGTGCTATGTTAGGGAATTTACCATCTGTAAATGAAATTGTTAAAGAAAAAGGTTTTGATATTAAATTAGACATGTGGTATGTATATTCTGATTTAATTAAAGCAATTAGTAAAAAATACAATATGAATGACATGGAGGTAGAATCAAATTTGGCGGAATTGATATATATGATTAGAACTGAAAAAACTTATAAAGTTGAATTTGAAGTGCCAGTAAGTAGAATAAATAAATGACATAAAGCATAAACAGATTTATCTATAGGCATCCCACTCCGGC